TACCAGTATCAGAATAATCTTTAGATAATTTTAAGGTACCTGCTGGACTAGATATAACAGGTGTCTCTCTTCCATACTGATCAACAAACACAACACCTAATTGGTATTCACGTAATGATTTTATAGATTTAACAGGTGTATATGAAGATACTTGGGATTGAATAACAGAACACGTAAAATCTGGATAATACTTGTTTCCATTTCTATGATGATTTAAGTCAAAGTTTTGCTCATAATTAGCATATACAATTCGATTGCCAGTAACATCTTGCGCTAATGCTTTTAAAGGAATATTATCAAAAGGTCTTATTAATTGATTTGAAGGTAAAGACGCTTTTATTGTCTCAGACTTTATTAGATAGGAATTATCAACCCAGGTGTTAGTTGATTGGGCGGGAAGGGGATTATCTTTAGGACTTACTGTTTCTACAACATATACGTTTGGAGAGTTATCTTCTTTATATAAAATATCAACTTCAACAACGTCTTTGGGTATGTCATTTGGTACAAAATTCTCAACAGTTAATTGTATAATTCTGTTAGTCATACCTAAGTTAAATCCTTTTTTAGGATGGTGATCAAATGCTCCTGGAGAAAAAGCTATTTCAGACCAAGGTGCATAACATGAATATTCGCCGTCTTCATATTTATATCTATAAGAAAATCTAGGGAATTTAAATTCAAATAAGTTTTCTACTTCATCCCATCTATCAATAACATATTTTTGTACTGGAATAAAATCCCCAACATCAGCTGTCGGAGGATGACCACTTACAGCAACTATTTTAATTGCTACAACAGCTTGACCTATTAAAGAATCTGCTGCTCCAGCCGCTTGATTTATAGGTTCAACATATATATTACTAGCATTCCATCCAACAACCCCACTATCTTGCGTAAAAGAATTAGCGCTATGACCAGCGTTATAAGTCCAATCAGTTATTTTACCTTTTATTCTGTAATCAGTTAAAGGTATTATAGGGGGTATACCATCTTCGTTGAATTCATATAACACTATGTCATCACCAACTATCCAATCAAGTGAAAAGTCATTATTACCATCAAAATCAGTCTCTATAGTTAGATACATAATATCACCAGCGCCAAGATTTGAAAAATCATATTTATCACCGTTTGGTAGTGGTGTACCACCAAATGAAGAATAATTAAAATTATTTTCTGGATCAGGTGTAACTATAACTACACCAGTATAATTTAAATTCGGATCTCTTCCCGTATCAAAACTTAAACTTAAGGCAGTTCTAGGAGATTTTTTAATAATAGTTATATCCTCTTCTTTTATATCTATATTTGAAGCTATTGTTATGCCAGTTGTTGTGTTTATTAACTTTGTATGATTTGTACCATTTTGAGTTGTTCCCGCAAAACACCTATCTATATTTATTTTTTTAGGTTCGTTATTACCGTCTGTCCAAAATAACATGTCATCGATAATATTAATACCAGTAATTTTCTTTTTCCAATTAAACTTTAATACATCTTTATTTATATCATTAAAAATTAGTCTTAATCCTGAAGAAATAGTTCCATAAGCATCATATTCTATAATTAAATCTTTTTCATCACTTGTTATAAACGAAAATAATCTACCATTGCTTTCATCTGAAATAGCGCCAACACAAACAGCATCACTCGGTATAATATAAGATGACGTAAAGTTTATAGGTTTATTACCTAATATATTTTGCACAGTACCCGCATGAGAACCCTCCGAGGTAGATACCTGTATATTCATCGCATCTCTATATTGTCCATCTGGAACAACTCTTTCATCAAGATCTTTGTTCATTTTACCGCCGGTAAAATTGTTTTTAATCTCTGGCATGTACTAGTGTTTTATTTGCTTAGATTTACCTCTCAATATTTGAGTGATCTCTTCTAATTTTATATTTGATAATCTTAATTTTGCTTTTCTAGTTTCTGCAAACTTTTCTTTTTTAAATCTTTGGATAATATATTCTGGTGTATTTGATCTTGTAGATAATATACCATACGCTATCCATTTATACATGGCTTCTTCAACAAATTTATGTACTTGCATTTCAGCATCTGTACCTAAACTATCACTTATATAATCTAACACTACAGTTTCTCCAGATATATTAGAACTAAAATGAATTTTTCCATCATTATTGTCTATATAAAACGAACCGTTAGCTTGGGCATATTGCCCATCTAATCCATATCTTTGCCCAGTATTTTGATAATAATCATCAGCATCTACAGCTGCGTTTCTATTTAAAGAATTATCCACTCCACTAGTGTTCGATGTACCACTCTTATAAGCAGCCCAGGTATCAGACTCAGAATCTGGAGATATAAAAGTTACTTCACCACCAGAAGTTACAGCTGTATCTGGTAATTCGGATACAACTACCGTAGTTGTATAAACATTTGTTACTGTTGTTCCTTTTGGAAAATTATCATGAGATACTAACATACCAATCTTTATATCGCCCAATTCAGAAGCAGTTCCTGTTATTTTATAATCAGTAAGGTTCCAAGATAAGTTTTCTACTACGTGAGATGACTTTTCTGATAATATTAAAGGTCTATTATTTGATATTGTAAAAGTTAAAGTTGTCCCTGTATTATCTATACCTGTTGTAGTACCAGGTATTAAAGGTGTTACCGCCGTTCCACCACCATCTTCTATACTAATTGTTGTTATGCCACCACTATTGGACGTGGCTCCAACAACTGTTCCGTTTGGAATATATGCGCCGCTAACTATCATTCCAATTTGTATATTTTTATATTCAGCGTCTAATACTATGTCAGACGAAGCATCAACTAGTGCTCCAACTGCTGTTAATTTAAAATCTCCATCACTATTTTGATATGGATTTGGTGGATTTGAAGTTTTACTTGTTGGATATAGTAAGCGTTTTATACCAGTAGAATCTATCCAACTAATTTTAGTGTAATTCACATAATCTTGTGGTAATATCATTTGCAACGTTGCTGGCACTTCTATTTCTTGAGATTTAATAGATTTAAAAGTATCAAAAGATAATTCTTGCAAAGCTCTTTGGGCATGAAAAGAAACGTCTGCTCTTTTTATTTTAGATATAATTTTATCTTCTCCAACGTAAGCTATTATAAATTGATTTATAATATCATCTAAGGATGTAAATTGATAGTCACCATGATTGTTACTATTATAATAATCTTGTTGAGGTATTGTTATTAATCCCATTTATTTATGATTTTTCTTCTGTATCTTGAGCGCTTTGCATAGCTTGAGCAAAAGAAGCTATATCTTGCCGTTGTATTGCTGCGCCACTTAATTTTAATATTCTATATACTAATTCTGTTTGCTCTTTTGGGTGTAACTCAAAATTAATAGTTTTATTAGGAGTTGGATCATATAGTGCCTTATCATTAACTACTACATATCCCCAACCAACTCTTATTGGTCTTCTAATATATGAAATAGTAATTATATTAATACCAGGCGGCGTAACAAATATACGATTATCTCTTGTTCTGTATACAGGTCTTGCCATTGATGCCTCTGTTAAAGGACTAGATTGTAATTCAGCCCACTCATCTTCATTAACTGGTTCTATTATTGTTCTACCATTTGCACTGAAAACTGTACCTAATCTATACAAATCATTTGGTAATGCAAAACTGGTACCATTCGTTATTGGCTGAATAGTAGTTTTAAAAACAGCTAATCTCTCGTCATAATTTTGTAACATATCAGAATACTCTGTATCGTTACCATGTTGTCTTCCCCACTGATTTATAGTGTGGAAATATTGATCTAGTATTTCTAACTGCGCTTGATTAGCAAACAAATTAAACTCTTGAGGTGTTATATATCCTCTTTGTTCTTTATTTGCTAAAGCTAAAACTGTTTGATATACTGTATCTATAAGTATCATAATTTTTATTTGTTATAATTATAGGGAAATAATCTATTTAAAGTTTCTTTTTTTTCATTACAACCACAATCTTTGCCTGTTGCTTTACTAACCTTATCTACAACTTTTTTTATTCCAGTTGCTTTTGTAATTTTTTCTATTGTATCGCCTAATCCTTTAGATTTTTCAGATTTCATATAATTTATTTTATGTAGTAGTACAATCGCCCCGTAGGGCGATCGCTTACTACAGTTAGATTAATTATTTAATCTTTTCTCTATATTAGAATAAATCTCCATACCTTCGTCAGTTTTAAACCAATGTGCTAAAGCAGTATACGGATGTTCGTCAAATGGAATAATCATTAGTTTTCTTCCATTACTACCCCACAAGAAGTTTCTTTGATCAGTGGATAGTCTTAATATTCCAGCTTCTACAGCTCTAATACCAAAGTTTCTAAGCATTACATTTTCATCATCCGCTAACTCTAAGAAGAGTTTAGGGTTGTTTCTAGCAAATACTAGTAAATCACGTCTAAGCTCCTTAGAACTCAACTTAGATACCTCAGAACCTTTCTCTACACGCATAATAGCTTCTGCCATATCAATATCAACATTTCTCGCTGCAGTTAACGCATCCACTTGCATGTTTAACATATCTATTTCTTCCTCAGCTATAGCTGCTGGTTCAAACTCATAATATACTTGATCTTTATGAGGATGATATAAGCTTAATAATTTTTGTAAAGTTGTTTTTTCTTTTTCTACATACAAACTTCCACCTCTAAAAACAATATGTTCTAATCTTTGATCTCCTTTCATTTCGTCCACAAAGGAAGTTTTTTGATTTTGACAATATTTAAGTTCTCTTTCATAACCTTTTTCTTCGTCAAAATAATAAATATTAGCAGATTTAATTGATCTAGAAAGTGGTTTTTGTTTACCTTTTAAATGATAAACTCTATCTTTAATTTCCCATTCATTAGATGGTTTTAATCTTTCTCTTGATTTTGGTTGTTCTACAACCGGAGCAGTTTCAACTGCTACTTCTTGAACTTGAGGTTCTTCCACCTCAACTTTTTTTGTTTTCTTTGCCATAATATAATATATAATAAAATTAATAAAAATAAAAGGACCGAGGCCGAAACCTCGGTTCTTTTAAAGTAATAAATGCTTACTTCATTAACATGAAGTTATTAGCACCTTGTGTAACTAAGCATCTTTCAGAAAGCATGTGGATTTGCATTGCATCTAAAGCAGATGTAGTAGCTCCAACCGAACCAGTGGTCCAAGTTTTTAGTTTTCTATTGTCTGCTTTTGAAGCTCTGTATCTAACATGCAAGAAAGGACGTTTAAGATTCTTTCCTAATGCTTGATCGTAAACAGTAGATGTCCCAGCTGGAACCATTACGCCTCTAATCGCGTTAGCGCCAGCATTGTCATTAACACCTCCTCTAGTAGCTTTGTCATTTAAGTATCTCATATCTGATTTATAGAAATCATAAGAACCTCTACGGAATCCAGAGAAACCTAAATTAAGCGCCATATCTTCTGAGTTGTTGAATACTCCGTAAGAAGTACCACCAGCACCATAAGAATTCATTGAAGCTAGCATGTCATCCATTGCAAGAGACGTAGCTCTATTAACAAACATCATGTTTTCTTCAATAGCACCTTGGTTATCAAACTCTGCTAAGATAGCATCAAATTCAGCTAAATCAGTAGCTGCGTTAACACCTGTTACGCCTGAAGTAAGATTACCTCTATCAGTGATAGCGGCAAATAAACCTTCAGTTCCAGTTGTAGAACCAGTTGCGTTTCCAAGCCAAGCATCAACTCCATGAGCAGCTCCAGAAGCACCAGCGCCAAAAGTGTGAGAATCGTCATCACCAAGTTCACCTTCTAACATTGCCATTTCTAAGTAATCAGTAAAACGAGCTCTTGTATCAGCTTCAGCTTTTAGATACCATAAATAACCTGATTGACCTTCTTCACCAGAAATTTCAACCCAACCAATTTTAGCTGTATCAGAACCTGAAACTTCGTAGTAATCTCTGATTATAATTGGTTTGTTAGAGAAAGTTTTGAATTTTGGTTCATTAGCGCCTCTAGTTTCAGCAGCAGCTGTACCAGCAGCGGTATAGTAAGCCATACCTTTTGCGAATTCAGAACCGTAAACTAACATAGTTGTTTTCTTGTTACCAGTAGCTCCTGAAGTAGCGATTGTATCGCCATTGTAAGTAGCAACGGTAACGTCACAATCGTTAGTACCAGCAAGACCTGTTACCATAGCTTTATAAACTCCGTTAGGAGTTGATATAACAACAGTATCATTTAATCTAACACCATGTGCTACTGAAATACCAGCTTCCGCATAATTAAGTCCATCGATATCAGATTGAATTGTAATAACGTCATCCGCATCTATGTCACATAAATAAGAAAGATGCAATCTTCCTTGTTCAGACCAGATGACTTGATCAGCCGCCATAGCCTCTTCAGCTCCAACTTGTGAAAGAAATCCAGATATAGTCCTAGGACCAAATACCTCTGCTTCTTTCTCCATTAGATCTGGTAAATATTGTTGACCCCACCCAGACGTGCTGTTGAGATCTAAGTAATTTGTAGATAGTGTTTGTTGCCTTGGGGCAGGTACACTATTCAAATTATTACCTGCAGTAATTGCCATAATTTTGTAATTTTAAATTGTTATTTTTGTTTAATTTTAAACTTAAAATCATCAGAATTCTCACCTAATACTCTTACTTTAATACCACCTGCTTCAATTTCACCATGATTTTGCCTTGGATTCATATTCACATTTTTGGCTCTAGCAACACTATCTTTCATAGCGTCGGTTTTTCCTTGTTCGTAAAAGTGATTAGCAATAGCATCTGCGTTTGTTGCTGTAAATAATCCTTTGTGAAAATCTCCTGCGTTTTCTAATTCGTTATTTTTATTCAAAAACTTTTTGAAAAAATCATTATCGCTTTGAGATTGCTTTACAGAATCTACATCTTTAACATTAAATCTAAACTTCTTATCCCCGACGTTATATTCAAAACCTTTGAATTTGTCGTTAAAAACATTGTTTGTTTTTTTATTGAAATCTGATTCGTTAGCTTTTGCTATTTTTTGAGCTTCTTTTGATTCCTTGTTGTATCTATTAAAGAAATCAATTGCTTTTTGTTGATCTTGGGTCAACTTTGACCCAGCTTTGATATCTTCATAGTATTTGGACTTGTTCTCTTCCAATCGAGTTTTAGCGTCGGCAACTTGCTCTTTTAACGCTAATTTTTTTCTACGTACATCTCTTTCGTCGTCTACATCTTCGTCGTAAGAGAAGTTGTCTTCCATAAGGAAGTTAATTTCTTCTGCATTTAAATGAGGTTTTGTTTGATTGTAATACTCTCTTAATAAACTTTCATCATTTAAATTACTATAATCTTGATTAAGTTTTACATAATCATTTATATCACCACCAGTATCTTCCATAAAATCCATTAATTTTTGGATATTTTCAGGAACTGGTTTTCCAGTAGTTTCAGCTTCAGTTATAGCGTCTTCAACTTGCTCTTCTAACTCTTCAACTTCTTCGTCTGTAACTTCTTCTAAAACAGGTGTTTCAGTATCTTCTTCTGTAGTTTGTTCAACAACCTCTTCTTTATCAGTTGTTTCTTCAATAACCTTTTCTTGAATTTCCTCGGTTTCTGTGTTATCAACTGGTTGCTCATCTTCATTCGCTTCTAGTGGTTTACTTAAATCTACTTTCGTTATACCATCAGGATCATTGTTAAATTTCCTTATTGATGGTTTTACTTTAATTTTTTCGACTGTATCGTCTACTTTTGGTTGCTCAGTAGTCTGTTCTACTACCTCTTCTTTTTTCTTTTTTGCCATAATATAATATAATAATAGTTAATAAAAAATTTGTCTTAATTAAAAAGCGCCTATACCTAATCCACCTAATATATCTTCATCTTCACTTTCAAAGTTTTTAGGTGGTTTATTTCTTTTTCTTTGATCAATCATTTCTGATTGTTGAGACGCCTGTATTTTGGTTCTTTTGTCTTTACGGTCTTCTCTTTGGTCTTCTCTTTGTTTAACACCATCTACTTCAACGCTTTTAAGTTGCATGTCATAATAGAATTGTAATTCCATTATTTGTTTTTTCTGTTCAACGTCTTGTATCATTTTCTGAGATTCTAAATCCGCTTTAACTTGTTCTAATTGCGCTTGACCTTGAGTTAATGCCTGATTCTTTTGAATTTCAGCTTGAGCAACAGCTTGCTGTGCTTGAGCGTTCGCTTGAGCTTGAGCTTGAATATTTTGTTGTTGAATTTGCTGATCTCTATCTTGTTTTTTCTTTCTTCGTATTTTTAATAATTGATTCGCATACTTAATATTGTGTACATTTCTTAAATCTATAGCATCTTCAAGTTCGATACTTTGTTGCTGTAACGCCATTTGTATATTGTTCTCAAGCATTTGTTTTTCTTCTTCATCTGGTAATAAATCTATAAATATACCAAAATCATATAAATGTAAACCGGACATTTCTTCTAGTGTAGCAACATTGTGAGCACCAATCGACTGTACAAAAGCATCAGATGTAGGAGAATATTCTAAAATATCAGATATTCTAAGAGATAAGCACTCTGCCACTTCTGCCGTTAAAAATAATCCAGCTTGTAATATATGTCTCGTAGCGGTATTAGAATTGGCAGCCGCAAGTTTTTGTACACCAACTAAAGTATTTTTATCTGGCATACTACCATCTCTAGCTTCATTTAATCCGGTTACGTCTCGGATCATTTGCAAATAATAATTATAAGTTTGAATTAAACTTTGTAGTTTAGATCCTCCAGATCCAGATTGTAATTCTTGAATAGGTATTTTACCAGGATTCATATCACCATCTTGCGTGAATGATCTACCTATAACACTACCAGTTTGGAAGAACATATTTAATGCTTCTTGTGGATTATAATTAGTTCCATTACCTAAATCAATTTCAGCTAAACCATCAGCATCTAAATAAACGCCATCAGGTACCATTCTTGATAACACTTGTTGTAATTTAAGATGTGTTAATTGAATCATATCTGCAAAACCAGTAATTCTACCAACTAATGATTCTATTTTACCATTATATATTCTTGGAGCTACAATAGAATAATTCATTTTAACTTTTGTAAAATCACTCTTAGGACGCATCATGTTTTTAGCCATCTCCCATTTAAGTAATTTTTTAGTACCAATAACTAAAGCCCCTTCATAAAGACATTCTATAGATCTAGATATTTTCCCAAATTTACCCTCCATATCTTCTGGTGGATTAAACGTATCGTCTTTAGGTATTAATTTTTCAGAACCAGTAACAGTTTCTTTCATTTTATAAACTTCATTCATGTAAGTTTTATAATTGAAATAAAGAACTTGGATGGTATTATTGTCTTCTTTATCTACAGAATAACTATTAGATTTATTAGTAGATTTATTTTTCATTACATCTTCAAGATCAGATCCTGAAAGGTGTGGGAATTGCTTTGCTAATTCATTTACTGGAATAGATTTTATTTCGCCAACATAATATATATCTTCAAAATAAGGAGAATCGGTGTAAGAATAAACAAGATTAGCTGGATCTACATACTCTATAGTAACACCTTCAGATGTGGTAAAATTAGTTTTTACAGCACCAATACCAAGAATAGCTAAATCTTGATAAAATCGTTTTTTGATTAATTCGTAATTATTACCTTCCATTAAAACATTTAAAGCCTGCTCTTCTGCTATCTCAACAGCTTGCTTATATGTTAACTGCATATGTAACTGTAATTCTTCTTCAGATTCCGGTAATGTTTCTTGTTTAGTTTCGTAGAAATTCATTCCAAAATTCTCTTGAGCATAAGCATTAAATTCTTTAGCACGCATATCTCTAAGTAGAGATTCCATATATTCTGTTCTCTGATACACACCGTTTGGATCTTGTGAAAAAGCTTTTATATCATATGTTCTCTCTGCTATTCCGTTCACAACAATATCAACAAATTTAGCTATAATTGGAACTGGTGTCCAGTCTAAATTAAGATAGGACAAATCACCATTAATTGATAACTCATCCTTATACTTTTGAACTGACTGCTCACCTCTAGCGTATAATCTTAATTTATGAAAACTATTTTTATACGTTTTATATCTATTACCTTGATTATTATTATTGAACCACTCTTGTTCTATTGCTTTACCAACTTTCAATCCATAATCGTAACTTAACTTTTCTACATCACTTACGGTTTGACTTGGGAAATAACTTTTAATGCCAGACTCTGCCATATTTATTTTTTAATTATTTTAGACATATCACCTTTATTTGAATATTTAGCAATGTTTATGTTTAATTTTGGTTTTTCTACTTTTGCATTTGGAACATATAAATGCTTATTATTTGCCATGATTGCTAACCCTGAACTTATTGTTGCGTCAAACTTTGTTCTTTTATTTATATCAAATCTAGTCCAGTCATTTAACAAAGCATTAAAATACAGATCTCCAAATGTTCCATCTTGTTTCATGCCCACGTGATCTTGTATATACATCTCAATAGCTGCGGCATGAGCTTGTTTTATATCTTCGCTGGAGTTAGGAATTCCTCCAACTTCTTTTTCTGCTACAGATAATTTATTCCATATCTTATCCGGTCTGTTCATACTAAATCCTCTATAACCTCTTCTTCTTAAGTAATAGAGTAATCTAGGTTTATTGTTCTCACAAAGTATTGGCATTCCATAAAATACTAATGCCATTAAAACATCTTCAAAAAATATTTCAGCCGTAGGTGGTCTTGATAAGTATTCTAAAAAGAAACTATTCGCAGGAGCGTCCTCCATGCTAAACTTGGTTAAGCCGTGTAATGCTCCTTTTGATCCTTCTCCATCTACGGTCCCTGATATATCATAAGAGTCACAACCAAATGCTCCCATGTGTTCATTACCAGGATATTTAATACCATTTTTAAGTACCACTCTATTTTGTAATTCCGTTTTTGGTGTCCAACTTATTTTAAATCTTCCATTTTGATCTGGATAAAAAATAACTTGCGTGTCCTTTACACCATTAACCCATTGAAAATTACCTTTTGTAATTCCAAGGGTTCTAGACATCTCTTCATTATAATCTATTTGTTCGTATATCTTAACAAGATTAAATATACTTCCCTTTGCCTCATCCCTAAACGCATGTTCTGTAGTCTTCGGAAATTGACGGTAAAATTCATTTAAAGCATCATGGTCACCTTTTAAACCATCAGCTTCGTTTTGCCAATGTTCTATTATGCCTACGTCTATTAATTCGCCATCTGGTCCGAAAACATCGCAATCTGGAGTGTCAAATACTGAAGCTCCATACTCGTCAATAAATCCTTCATAGTTCCATTCCATTGGGATAAACAGAGAATACAAACCAGACTTTGTCTGACCGTTTCTATTTCTCTTTGTGACATCTGAGGCGTTATATAATTTCTTGAAGTTATCTCCACCTTTATCTAATGCGTTTGAAGTCGAGCCCATCATACATTTACCAATAATCCTACTACCTAATCGTAAACATGTTTTTGTAACCCTCCAGTTGTTTAATATATTATCAGGTCTCTCCCATTTACCACTTTCATCGTGTACTAGTAACGCTAGTTTTTCACCATCATAACTATTATCACCAGTGTTCTTCCAATCAATAGTGGTATCTAATCCTTGTATGTCTTCTAGTTTTTCATTAGAAGTTATTTTTCTTCTCGTGAATTTACTAGCTGGTACTCTATATGCTAACTCTGTTTTAGGTCGATCCATACCATCTTGAATCGGTTTAAAAAAGAATGGGTAATTTATACTTATTGGAACAACTTTGTCGGTAAACATCTTTTTAGCATCAGCACCTGTCTTAGACAATACACCATATCTACTATCGGTTGCGAGTGTAGCTAAGTTAACTGTCTCCGCAGATGACATGAAGGAAAATCCTGATCGTCTGTTTTTTAGATAACACATGCCATAACATCTCTTATCTGCTTTACATGCCTCCCAAAATATATAAAACAATCTATTTGCTTCTCTAAAATCTGGAGCACCTACATCAATCTTACTCCACTGTAGATACATATAGTGCGTACCTACTAAATATGTTGGTTTACCTTTGTTCATAAACCAAAACCCCTCATCCCTTCTTTTAAACTCTTCGTCTATATAATCGAACCATTGATCTTTGTGTTCATCTGGATAATTTCTCCAATCAAAAATATTTTTAATCCTACTTAATTCTTTAGGGTATTCTACTTTAACCCATTTGTCTTTCTCGTGTTTAAATACTTCTTTAGGTTTTTTAGGTAATGCTATCCGCAGATTTTGGATTTCATAGACTTCACCAATTTGACCAGTTTTTGATATAACGATAACATCATGCTCTTTATTGTATCCATATTTCCATTTTTTACCTTTATTAAGTCTACTAATAGTAGTCTTCTTTATAGGTTCAATTATTTTAACTAAACTTTGCTCGTACATTATTTAGATCTACCTTCTGCGAATCCTTTAAAAACCACCTCTTTCTTTTTAGATTCCTTACCCTCAAGTAGATTTTCTTCTTCTTGGATTCTAGTGAGTATTTCAAACGCATCAAATATAGCTAGTTTTTTAGTGGCTGCGGCATTCTTTAATCTATCCGCTGATATATCGTCGTCTGAATCTACAATTGCTTCTTTAGCGACTTTAATCAGTTCTTCAACTGCTTTATGCCCAGCTTGGATTATATTCTTCTTCGTCTCCTTGATATTCATACTTGATAGTTATAAAATTAGATAAAATACGGTATAGTCGTTCGCCATCAATTACGAACTCATATTCGCTTTTTGGTCTAAAACCAATTAGTTCGTTGACCTCAACGGTACCATCTGAATATTTAACGATACCTTGTAAAGGTTTTTCAGATTCAATATTAAATTGATCTATTGCTTTTAAAGGTTTTACGAAACAAAATCCCTTTGGGGCGTTCCATTCACCGTTTCTTTTATATAAAAAGATTTGATCTTGGGTTATAAAATAAGTGGATTCGTTAAAGTAACTTCTACTATTTTTCTCTATACCCTTTACATTATGCCACCTACGAAACACGTTGTGATGGATAATTACTTCATCTCCTGGTTTAATGTCTGTATCACCAATTATTGGAATGGATATAACTTTCGCAATTCTATTTACAAATTGATGGTTGTAAATCTCAGTGTTTAATATAAGATTACCACCTTCAACTTTCTTAGTATTATTATATCTTTCTCCTATAGGTGCTACAACAAAGTTGTAAACACTTTTCATTAGTATTCTAGATTATATTCTACAGATACCGCCATGTTTTTATTAAAATCTTTCCATGGTAAGACATCTTTATCTTTTCTAATATAAACAGAGAATTTATTTTCCTCTTCTATTATATCACATATTTTATGTCCACCATATACTTCTTGACCAACAGCGTAGTGCATAGCATCGTTTTTATAATCTTTACCTACACTAATCTTCCTTATCAGTTTTGCCATTGTCTTTCGGATAATTTATTGTTCCTGTTTGAATATCAATATCAAATGTTCCGTATTCTTTTTGGAATTCATCTTGCAAAATAGTTAATTCATCTCTAGCTCCAGCTACTCGATGCATGAGTTCGTGTTTTTGTAATTCTATAGATCCTATTTCTAATTGTGACCTATTAATTATATTTATAGTATCTTGAACTTTTTTCAACTGTTCATCAGTAATTTTCTCTGCTTTCGGAGTCAAGTCTATTACTTTCTCCGTTTTTGGTGTTTTTGTTTTTGCCATTTTATTTAATTTAAGTTAATTTAATTTGTTAATTGTTTTTTAATATTCTATTCCGAAGTTGAATATGATAGGATTTCTAACAACTATCTCGTCGTCATCTTCCAACGCTTCTTCAACATGGTCAACATTTATTGATGTTGCTGATGTAATTTTTGTTACTTTACCTATTTTTGCACCATCTGCTGCTATCAATTCGTCTCCCACTGAAAACACATCCCAAGCAGCTACAGTATCTATTGTTAAAGTAGTTTCGCTTGTTGTACTCTTTGCTACTGCCGCTTGATCACCAGCTTGATTCAACTGTAAATTCGTACCAAAGTCAAATGCCCCATGAGCTATAGCGGCAATCCAAAAGCTAGACATACCCGGTTGTGACGTCGAATCATTGTAATTACCAGGGTATTTTGAGTTACCTATATTAACACCACCAGGCTGTAAAGCGTTTGCAAATTGGGCTGCTTGTGTTCCTGAAACAGTGTTCATAGTTGCAGAAGAAAAAACAGTATAACCTTGTGTATATGTTGCTGCACTAGCCATAATAGAACCATCAACTGTCTGTGTATAAACAATGTGATTTCTAGAACCTACAAACCCGATCTTACCAGCAGCGTTATTTACTGCACCATTTTGAGTTCCTAAAGAAGGTGGTGCAACTCCATTCACGCTTCTAGCTATAAAAAACGTAAAATCTAATACGTTTTCTGCACCAGTAGCGTCACCAACCGTGCCTGGCATTACTATATTAAAGTTTTTAATACAAGCCTCACCCATTGGTATTTCAAATCTACTCCAATCAAATAGTAAGTCGTGTGCCGAGTATGCTTGTGTTGGTGTGACGTCTATACGAGGTCTTACTGTTGCTAAATATTGTCCCATAATTTTATTTTTTTACTTTTTCTAGTGATCTACCGCCAAAGTAGGCACCGATCACGGTTATTAATACTAATTGTAATAGATCCGTCCATTTGTCTTCTACATTAAAAGATATAGCACCAGCATCAATAAATATCATTAATACTGTTGATACAACTAAAAACACTAATACTAACGGACGTATATTTTTACTGAGCCATGAATCGGATTGCATATCCATTTTCCACCTCTCAGTAATATTCTTTTCCATTTCAACCTCATGATTTGCTATGAGACTTTGGATTTTTCTTTCTGCTTCAAGTTTTTCTTCTTTACTAGTAGTAAGATTGTCAATTACACCACCTACTCCTTTTATAAGTTCTGTAGCTCCACTTGAAAATATTTTACTTAATACATTCATAATTTTATTTTAATATCCTCCACTACTACTACTTGAAGTTGTAGGTTGAGTTGATGTTGTTAATGCTTGAGTTGCTATAGCGTGCGTTGTTCCACCCATATACCCAGTTTGTCCTTGAAAGTTATGAGTATGATATCCACTTAATCCGTTTGCTTTAGCCCAATCTAGTGCTTCTTGAGGTGTTGTATATAATGGTATTCCAGCTATTATCGTTATTACACTCACAACTAATGGTCTCCATTATTTGCATCATTTTCCCAAGGAAAACCACTATGTCCAGCTTCTTTCCATTTACCCTCTATAAATATTGCATCTTTTCCTTTTATATTTTGTCTAGGAAAAGTTTCTCCATTGAACTTTATATAATCATCAGCATATTCTAATTTACCTATCTTCATGTCTGTTGCATGTCGCATTTCGTGTATTAATACTTGTCTTTCCTCAAAACTATTAGGCTCTATCATATCACTAATATATATACTACCATCCATATTAGCTTCACCCATAACACCAGGTTCTAAAGGTACTCTAATAACAGGTGTTCCAGGTACAGATGCATCTCCACCAGATTCTTTATGAAATCGCATTTTATTCCTGATTTCACCACCAGTAACTTCTAACCCTCTTTCTGTTCCTAGTTTAAATCCCATTTTATTGTTGTTTGTTTTTCAAATCATCAATATCTTCTGTATTTTCCTGTATCATACGAAGATTTGCAACATCTTGTTTACTACTATTGTCGCTAGACATATTTA